CGTATTGAATAGATTGGTGGATTAACACCTTGCATACGCAAGTGTAGTATAAACTATTATTTATGCGTTGTCAACATCCCAATAATCCTGTCTGCTATTTGTTTGTGACCCTCTTCATTAGGGTGACCATCAGGTGCTTTTGATATCCATGATTCATCAAAACAAAAATCAAATTCTAGATCAGATGACTGTGCTCTACCCAACATAATCAATGGCACATTATATGCTTTGCAATGACTTTGTATTGCTACCTGATACATTCGTTCATTACTCAAGAAAAATTCATCACCATGGATTCTAAAATAATTTCTCCAAAAATCTCTGTCATTTTTCTGTGATGCTAAAGTATTTTCCAACCATAATTTACTAGCAGGTTTACATTTTTTACTAGGAACCATCACTCTCTCCCACCTCTTACCATTGTGATATTCTGTCCTCCACCTAGGTGTCATCTGTATGATAGCATAATCAAATTCTGAGATATGTCTTTCATTTAGAAGTAGTTGTCTTACGATACGATGATTGCCACTACCACCTTGAGATATATTATAATCTTTTATTCCAAAATGATCGCATACTAATCTAGAAAATCTAAGACGTTTTTTATCCTCATATGTGGTACCTAATTCAGCACCATGCATATCAGAACCACCATCAAAGTAAATTTTCGATATCATTTAAAATAATTTCATGTGTGTCAGCACCCATGTACCACCCATGCACATAGTCTTTTCCTTTTTTATATATCAAGTCAACAGGAACGTTGACCTCTTTATCTGAGTGCATGTAAATTATTATATGTTTATGATTTTTTAGTATGGTTTTTATAGTAGAAAAACACATTTGTTCCTCCACTCTACCTTGCTCCTCGCTATAAATGTATCTGTAATAGTGAAGATAATATTCTATTATAGATCTTCTATCATCACTTACATTATTGAACTTATATTCTTCTTTGTGTGGTCTTTGAGAACTAGGCACGTCATTCAATGAAATTATATCACCACGCCATTTAGTATGTAATGATATATATTTTTCATTCTCTCTTCTAAACGTAACAAAATCTGTATGAATTGGTTTTGAAAGTCCTGAGATTTTTTGTGGAAGTTCTCTGACCTGATGCCCTACTGATATCCATATCTTTTTATTCTTATCAAAGTATTCAAATCTATTTTTCTTAGTCATTTGTATGACAAACAAATCATACTGTGATAAATCATGATCAAGTAGATTTCTTACAATTCTTTTGTTACTACCATTTCTTTGAGCGAGATTGTATTCTTCAGCACCTAATTTTTCACATAATAACTTAGGGTATCTCCTATCAATACGATCAGTGCGAGAGTAACCCCCAGTTTTTGCACATCCATCAAAGTATATCTTCATCTTTAGTTTTATATGCCCATTCATCTGTGTGACCTACAGACCACCACTTAGGTTCTGTTTCAACTGCATAATTCTGTGTGCATACTTTGAAGTCAGGTTTCTTTAGATTGTCATTGTCAACTAAACTATTGTCAAAGAATATAGTTCTGTTGTTAGGTTGTGCAGCATACTGTCCATTATCTAGTGCAATAATATTAAATGTCTTGTGTTCTGGATCATGCTCTGCAAAGTTGACATCAAGCACTGACCTATCTGGATGTGCTGTGTCAATAGTGAAATCATACTCACCAGCATGCATCTTCTTGTCTTTACCAAAGAATTGACATCTTCCTAGTATAGGTTTCTGAACAACTGTTATATTATAATCAAAGCAATCCCATAACTGTAATACATCTAAGGTAAGTTGATTATCTTTATCATAATCTTCTTTCCATACAAATGCACTGAGTGGTAACTTATCAAAGAGTGCACCATAGTCAGTCAATAATGTCTCGAAGTATAGTGCCTTTGATTGTATACTTCTAACCGAGATCCAAATACCAGGTGTGATTTCTCCATGACCTTTCTCTAAATCATAAAGATATTCTTTCTTTACCCACACCTTTCTGGGTGGTAAAGGATGAACTAGGTATGCCATTATTTTTTCAAGTTGGATTGCACCTGTTCTAAAGTTTGTTTCATATTACTGAATATAGTTCCCATATCTGCATCACCAAAACCTAATTCTTTAGCATGGGATACGATATAATCTTTCATTTTCTTTGCCTCTTTATCTTCAGACAAAGTAAGTCTTGTCCACATAATCTGTTGGCGATCAAGTAATTCTTTGACCGTATCAATATGATCAGACTTTGCTTCGTTACTCATCATAGGGAACTTGAGTATGACATCATACAATTCTTTTTGAAGGGATGTAATCTCATCCATCTCAGTCTTGACTTGATCTGACTCAAAAAATTTACTCATGTCTCTCCTTGATTTTACTCATAAGATACTGTCTATATTTGTTTTTGTCAATATTTAGAAACGGTATGTACTTCTTTATTTTCATACCAACAACTTTCCATACAGGATCTTTGAGTTGTCTATCATAGTCTTTACAATATCCAAAAAGTTTTTCGTAAACACACATCTCTTCTGCACTTATGTTACCTGCAAGATGCTCCTTGAGTATGGGTGGGTGACCATTTGATGCATCAAAAAATTCATCATACGTATACTGATCTAAAAATTCTTCTGACTTTTGTTTGAAGTGGTAGAATAAACTTTCATTTCTTTTTTGCCACTCTTTATAGACAGTTTCACCAGACCTAATGATGTTACCTATCCATAATCCTTGTGGATTATCTGTGTCTACAAAATTTGCAAGAAAAAAATTCTTGATCTCAGGATCTTTATATTTTCTCGACATCTTTTCAAAAAAATATCTATCCTTTCTTTTGTAAAAGGAATCTATTTTTGCTCTTGACTTACCACCATATTTTTGGTAGTCATACTTCTCTTTAGTGAAGTGATTTTTGTACGCAAGGTACTCTTTGTAGGTATCAAATGGTGTCAATGTAGGCAATGGATTGCTCCTCAGATAGCAAGAAACTTCGCTCTTGAAGTTCTCTTCAAATAATTTAGATTCATAGCGTTACCCTTCAACTTTTCCTTCATAGGTTTAGTGATGAGTTTAGATACAGATTCAATCTCAATACTATTTTGTTCACAGTAGTGACAGATTGCCTCAATGTAATTCATATCAAGATTGTTTTGTACAAGGTTCTCAATATCATTTGTAAACTTGTCTTGACATAAGAACTTGTTCTTTAGAACTGCTCTCATTTCATTTTTGGTTGCCATTTAATTTGTCCTCCACAAATTTTTCGATGTACTTGACTAATAATCTCATATACTTCATCTTATCATACTCTTCGTAAACAGTCACCTCTCCATTCTCACAAGTCATGAGAATAACAAGTTTCTTTACAGGTATGTTTGTAATCTCGTAAAACATACAAGCATATGCTGCTGCTTGTACAAAGTAATTTTCTATCCACTCTCTTGGTTTAGGTTTCGCAGCAGTCTTAAAATCAATAATGGATAATTCACCATTGTATTCTGCTATGCAATCAACAGTTCCAGCAACACCTAACTCATTGCTGTATAAACTTTTTTCTAAAGCGTAAATATTATTTATATTTTGTAACAATTTTTTTGATTGAGTGAACAACATCTTACTACTAGGGTTGTCTAACACCACCTCTTTATTGAGTAGATGATTCTCAATCAAGGTGTGTACCTTGGTTCCTCTAGACGTTGCTCTCCTTGTGACTCTATCTGCCTCCTCATTACCTACTCTCTTTCTCCACTCAACGAAGATGTGTTTATTAAAATGCGAAGTGACCGAGGTGATGGACACCATCGGTCTGTCATTCACATTGTAATATCTTACTCCGTCAATAGTCTTCCTACTCAAGGTAGGGAGGTCACATTCTACATGATTGAACATTACATACCTAGTTCTAATTTTGAGGTGATGTAACTCTTGACTAGACCAGACCTAACGATATCATCAAGACCAAATTCAATTAGATCGAACTCAGGCATGCGAGTAATAATCCTTTGAAAATCAAGGATACCATTCTTCTCGTTTGTTCTTACCAAATCAGTTTGTGCAACGTCACCACAGA